GATGACGTTGACGTAGACCGTCTTCCCGCGAAGACCGTTGATGGCCCTCTGCGTGTTGGACACACCGACCAGCGCGTCCCTGTTGTCGAGGGTGGCCTTCGTGCTGCGCGACGTCGGGATCTGCAGCAGCGAGTCGACGTAGGCGATCGCGGCGTCCTTGTTGCCGAACATCTGCGTAGCGACCTTGATCAGTTGGCCACGCTGGGCGTCGAACTTCTTCCCGCTCACCTCGGCCGAGGCGCCGCTCTCGTCCAGCGTCCTGATGACGTCGTTGGACGCGGACACCAGCCGCAGCAGGGCTCGCTCCTCCTCGATGGAGGCGCCCTTCTTCTTGTCGCTCGCGTCCTTGGCCTGGACCAGCGAGTCGCGGTAGTTGAGGTTCGCCTCTGCGGCTGTGAACGCCTCGCCCCTCTGACGGGCGAGGGCATCGGCGTAGAGGTTGGCTGCGAAGGTCGCTGAGCCCGCGGCCGAGGACACGTCGTTGAGGCCGAGCGCCTGCGCGCCGGCCGAGAGAGCGGTGTCGTCCATGGCGCCCTTGACCGACAGCAGCCGGTCGCGGAGTCCGTCGAAGTACCCGCCGACGCCGGGGAGCCAGCCGAACAGGGCGTCGCCCATGTTGGTCGCGGCGATACCGAAGTCGACCATCGGGCGCACGGCGTTCGAGGTGGCGTTGGCGAAATCCCCGACGAAGCGGATCACGTCGGCGATCGCGTACGCCAGGAGGCGGATGACTCCCGCTGCTTCGTCGCCGTTGTCGGAGAGGTCCGTGAAGACGTCACCGATGGCGCCGCCGATGATGTCCAGGGCGTTGCCGATCTCGCGGATCACCGGGCCTGCACCGGTCGCGCTGGTGGTGATCGACTTGATCCCGTCCACGATCTTCGTGATCCCCGACAGGCCGCCCTCGGTGAGCGGAGTCAGCATCTTCGAGGTCGAGCGGAAGATGTCCTCGATGTCGGCGCGGATCGGCTCGAACCCGCTACGGATGGTGCCGATCTGCTTGACGACCTCGGGCACGAACGGCTTCGCGGCCTGGATCAACTCGGAGCTGATCACCTGCTTGAGGCCTGACGCGGCCGACTTCACCGCGGGATCCTTCGCGGCCAGCGCGATGCCACCAGCGATCCCAGCGATACCAGCGCCGCCGGCGAATGCCGCCACGATGGCGCCGCCGATGACCGGTAGCGCGCCGGCAGCCAGGCCGGCGCCGATGACCGCGCCGGCCGGACCGAGCGGCATCTTGGCCATCAGCGGACCGAGGCGGCCGAAGAGCCCGACGGAGAACTCCTCCGCGGCCGCCGCGCCGTCGTTCTTGCCGAGCGGCGACAGCGACTTGCGGTCGCGGTCGATCTTCTTCATCTCGCGCTCGGCGGCCTGGAGATCCTTGATCAGGCCCAGGTCGCCGGACCGGGAGATCTCCTCGCGCAGCTCGTGGATCCGCTGCGAGGTGACGTGGGCCTTCTCGTCGAGCGACTTCAGCCCACGGTTCAACCCGTCGAGATCGTCCTTGGCGTCGTCGGCAGCGTCGCCGAGTTCCCGTAGCGGCTTCGAGTCGGCGTCGACGTCGACCTGCAACAAAAGTTGCCTTTTGTCGGCCACCTTGACGCCTCCCGCTAAGCTTCAGATCCTCGGCATGGCGCGTCGAGGCAAGGTCGGGCCGGTCCTGGCATGGCCTGGCGAGGCGTGGTGAGGCGTGGCAAGGGGCGGCGATCTCAGTCGAGGTCGCCGCCATCCTTTTTCTTCGACGTCGCGTCGTTCATCCACTGCACGTAGGCGGAGATCTCGATCGGCGACATGGAGTGCAGCGGCGGAAGACCGGGGTAGAAGCGCGCCAGGGGCGGACCCCAGTCGGCTAGGAAGTCGCGGATCCGTCGTCCTCCGATGAGGACGACGGCCCACTCGCCTCGGCCGGGGGGTCGGCATCGGCCGCCTTCTTGTTCCGCAGGTCTACTCGCATCGTGCGTACGTCCTTGAGCGCGGCGAACGGCTCGGGGTCGCCGTCGTCCGTGCGACCACCGGCGTCGAGCCCGCCCTGCTTCCGGGCGACCCAGATGAGCACGAGGCACGCGAGCGATCCCATGGACTTGCCGGCCTCGTTGAGCGCGCGTTCGATGGAGTAGCCGCACTCTGCTTCCCATCGCACCAGCCGTTCGGCGGGCTGGTCGCGGGCCCAGTCGAAGTCCAACGTCAGCCATTCCGGGCCGGGGATGTCGAGCTTCTTGCGGTCTTCTTCGTGCATGCGGATTTCGATGATCACGGGTGGCTTACCTCTTCAGGATGGCGACGGTTTCGTCGAGGACGTCGCGGACGTGTGCGTGTGCCTCATCGGCGGTCTTCGCGGAGGCGCGGTCCCAGAACCCGGCCTTGACCTTCTGCGCGACCCACGCCCGGCGGCGGCGTCCCCAGACCGGGTGACGCAGGATGCCGCGGTTCATCGCCGGGATGTCGCGGTTCTCGCCCTTGCCCCGTGAGGTGTAGACGAGGGTCACGCCTGCGGAGGTGAGGCCGATGTCGGAGTTGACCTGAACCCGCATCGACCCCGCGACGAGGCCAGCCAGACCGTTGGTGCCCGGCAATGTCGCCAGGGCTTCCGCCTGCGCGACCTTCTTCGCCTTCGGGCCCATCTTCGACAGCTTGCGTTTGATGGACTTCGGCATGTTGGCGTCCGCGAGCCGCGCGGCCCGGGCGACGTCGCCGAGCTGGTTGGTCCCGCGGACGCCGGACATCAGCCGACCTTGACGACGTTGCTCGCTGCGACCCACGCCGCGCTGCCGCTGATCGCACCGTCGACGGCCTGCTCGACGTTGAAGTCCCAGAACACCGTGCCGAACCAGTACTGACCCGGGGTGGTGACGAAGTCGGGGTAGAAGTAGAACTTCCGGGCGACGCCGTCGGTCGCCGCGGTGTAGGTCTGGACGGTGGCGTCGTCGTACCAGAACTCGATCGAGCCTTGAGAGTCCGGCAGCCCGACAACATAGATCTTGTTGGCGTCGCCGAACGCGCTGACGTCCTGCTTGTCCGTTGCGGCGCCAAGGCTGTTCGACCGCACGTACGCGATCGGCTCGGCGGTGCCGGCGCTGGTGAGGTTGGTGAAAATACGACCGTTCCGGCCGTGCCTTCTAGCCACGGTGGACTCCCTATCCGAATAGCCGCAGCAGCCGCGCGGCGTGCTTGGTGAACGTCCGGTCGGCGACCGCTTCCGCGGCCAGCGCCGCGCACTTCTCTCGCTCCGAGTCGTGCGCCAGCCAGTAGCGCAGGAGGTCGGAGGCTTCCTCTCCACCCCGGAAGGTGGGGAGCATGGGGAACATCTCGTCGGACTCGGGTCTGGGATCCCGCAGGAAGAACAGCCCGCAGGCCGCCATCTCCACCTCGCGCGGGCCCATCGCCCAGCCGGGGATCAGGTCGGCGTGATTCGCTTCCCGGCGGTAGAGGTTCAGGGACACCTTCGTCCGCCGGTACAGCGGAGCCGTGTCCTCGTTGTCGAGGCACTCGTCGATGTCGTGCATGACGAGGTCGCGCAGCCTGTGTCCTGCGGGCAGGCGCATCCAGTTGCCGGCGAGCTTCGCGGCCATGCCGGCGAAGTCGAACTGCTCGAAGAACTCCACCCGCGACGGGTAGCCAGTGCCGACGAAGGAGAAGTCGACGTCCCGCTTCGTGTCGTTGCGGTAGTGCAAAGACTCCCGGTAGGCGTGCGGCGCGTAGACGGTCGGGGCGGCTGCCTCGAACGCCTTGAGGTTCGTCGGGTCGTTGAGCAGGTTCAGGTCCGCGTGCGGCGCCAGCTTCAGTTGCCGGTCATCCTCGTACGGCGACTCGGTGTGCAGCAGCACCACGCGGGTCCCGCGCTTGCGGGCGAGGTTCAGCAGGGACGGCTCGAGGAAGAAGCTGCTTACCGACAGCAGCACGTCTGGCGCCACCTTGTAGAGCGCGCCGGCGAGCCGGTCGGCGGCGAGCTGCTTCGCCTCGTCCGAGGAGACAGCCTTGACGAACTCGCCGTCCCGCTCGATGTGTGACGCCTCGTAGAAGGTCAGCAGGTCGCCGAGCGGGAACTCAACGACGGTCTGCCCGTTGGTCCGGAGTCCTTCGACCCACCCGGTGTAGACGTCCTGAACGGAGAACGCCGGGCCGGGCGCGGCGACGAGCCACCTCATCCGAGAACCTCCGGGAGCACGCTGACTTCGAGCTCGGCGCCGTAGTACTCCAGCCCGTCCTCGCCGACCGGCAGGAGGTCGTAGCCGGTGCCGCTCGAGACGGACAGCCCGGGAGTCGCGTTGAGCGCGTCGATGACCGCGGGGATGAGCACGTCGAGGTGCTCCTGCCCGGCGCGGTCTTCCTGGCTGGAGGTGAGGATCCGCACCGACGCGGTCGCGGTCCAGGTGTCGTCCATGGAGTCGAGGACCCAGGACATGTCGAACGGGTACGCCCACGGCGGATCGGGTGCGTCGGAGACGAACGGCGTGGCGCGCAGCTTCTTCCCGTACGCCGCCGCGATTCCATCCATGGCGTTCGCCAAGGCAGCGCGCACTTCACCTGCGGGGAAGCTCATGCGATCAGCACCGGAGTGAAGGGCTTCAGCAACGTCTGGACGTCGGGGTCCACGAGCCGGACCAGGCCGCCGTCGTCGGGCACGTTCGAGCGGGTGCTCTTGCGGCGGTAGAACCGCAGCGCGGTGATGAGGGTTGCTTCGACGACCTGGTCGGGGATGGCCGGCCAGCCCCACCGTCCGGTGATGCGGGCAAGATCCCAACCCCAGTCCGTCGTCGAGGTCAGCCGGGTGATGGGTTCCTGGTAGACGAGCGCGTTGTCGGGCTCGGTCCGGAAGACGGTCCGCGACGTCCAGGTGGTCCCGTCCCCGACCTCGATGACGAGGTCGTCGACACTCCCCAGCTCGTCGACGCGGAGCCGGTGCCGGCCGCAGTGGTACGAGACGCGGCCGGCGACGGTGAAGGTCCGCTGCGTCGCGGCCGGGGAGAGCGCGAACCCGCCGGGTGGCCGGCCGGTGTACGAGTCCACGGCCCGAGCCGCGGCCGACAGTGAGGTCTGCAGGAGTCCGTCGCGGTCGCCCTCGTTGATGTTCGCGGCGTCGCGCAGAGCCGGCAGCGTGACGTACGTGGTGAGGGACGGACTCGCCACGTCGACCGAGTCGTGGGCGACGTCGGTGATCGTGCCCGAGATGGTCCATGTCCAGCGCCACACGCCCGCGGCGTTCGCGGTGAACGAGGCGTCGTAGAGCCCGGTCGAGGTGGGAGCGACGCTCGGCGTACTGGTTGTCCCGTTGGGCGCGGTCACCGTAACCGCGACGGTTGCCGAGACGAGCGTCCCCGAAGCGTTGCGGGCTTCGTATCGGATGCCGATCAGGTCGCCGACGTCCCTCACAGCCGCCCCCTTGTTGATGTTGAGACGATCGGTGGTGGAGTCGAGATGGTGATGCGGCCGGTCGGCGAGGAGCCGTTGACCCGGCCCGGGGTTGAGTCGGCGAGCCGTCCGACCGGGGTGGACGAGACGTAGCGCGGTCCGGTCGGCAGCGGCGGATCGCCGGGCGACCCGTCGATGGCTGTTCCGGCGGCCGTAGCGCTCTCGGCGGACACGGAGACGCCGGCCGAACCCGAGACGACGACAGCGCCGTTGGCTACACCCGCACCCGGGGCGACGGCGGGAGAGCCGTTGTGCGCCGTGCCGGTCGCCGTGGCGCATTCGGCGTTGACGGACGTGCCGCCCGAGACACTGACCGTGGCGTCGAGCGCTGAGCCGGTAGCAGCTGCACTTCCGGCGCTCGGCTTGACCGTGGTAGTCGGGTTGTTCGCGGTGCCCGTGGCCGCCGATGATTGGATGCCAGCGGAGACCGTGGAGGTCGGGTTGTTCGCGGTGCCGCTTGCCGTAGTGCCGGCGCTCGGTCCGACTCGTGCGGCGGGAGTCTCAGCGGCACCCGAGGCGGGAGCGCTCTGGATACCCGACGAAACCGTTGCGGTCGGGTTGTTCGCGGTGCCGGTGCTGGTTGCCTCGGCGGCGGCAGCGTCAGTGCCGCCTGCGGCCTCCCGCAGTCGGACCACGATCGCCGGTCCACACTGCTGCGTGGTTGACGTGAACGCCACGGTGGGCGCGTTGGCGTTCCCCGCGGTGACGGGCGCGTCGAAGGAGTAGACGCCACAGTCGTTCGCTTGCCCGTTGAGGTTGCGGTTCCGGTGCGTGACAGACCCGAACGTCGCACCAGACTGGGTGACCGTCGGCGCGGTGACCGTCAACGCAGTGTCGGTGTCTGAGCTGAAACCCCAGGACAGCCAGTCACCGGCCGCGAGCGGCGTCCCCCAAGCGCCGCACGCGCAGGACCGGCCGGTGCCGTGCGCGGTGTCGACGCCGGAAACGAAGACGGTCGGGGCGTCGAACCCGCCGGGCGCATCCGTGGAGTAGATCGAGATGCAGCCGGATGCGGCGTTCGCGGCGGTGAGCATCGTGTATGTGAACGCGCCCGTCTCCGACCCGCTCAGGATGCGGTACAGCGCGGTGACACGCGACCGGGCGACGTCATTCGTAGCGCCGGGTTCGCTGTGCGCGGCGTCGCCGCCGGTGAAGGTGCCGATGATGGTCCACGCGTCGGGCAGCGAAGCCGTGTTGATTTCAGACGTCAGGGTCGTGTTGCCGACGAACAGGACCGCGAGCCGACCGGCGGCGACACCGGCCGGCCAGGTGAGCCCGTACGGGGTGGGGTCAGTGGTGGCCGACTGGAGCCCGGTGGAGCCGGCGTGGCTGATCGTCACGTCGCCCCCTACGCCGTAAGCGCGTTGACCTTCACCGACATGGAGGGCTGCAGCGCCTCCCCGTCGCCGTCGGCGTCGTAGTAGACGTCAGCCCGATCCGACCGGTCCGCGATGGCGTTGTGCGCTGTCGCGGTGGCTACGATCCCGGCCGCCGGGCCGACACCCGCGCTCGCCGATGCAACACCTGTCGCTTCGGCGGTTCCGGCGTTGACGATGACCCAGATGTTCGGCGGCCACGCCACACCCGCAGCGGAGGTGCTGGTGTTGACGCTGTCCGGGCCGAACGCCTCACCCGTACCTTCGGCGATGAGCGCCTGCGCGTCGTGGTTGACGCCGATCGCCGCGGTGTCGCGGAACCAGTCGACGTCCACGATCGACGGTGCGGGGGTGACGTCCTTGAGGAGCATCGGCCCGATGCGGGCCACCCGGCCGGCCCAGGTGAACAGGGCCCGCTGCGTCCACACCTGAGCGTTCGCCGAGGTGTAGAAGGTGAAGCTGGTGCCTGTCTTCGCGAGCCGGAGATAGGCCGAGGACGGGAACTCCAACCCTGGCAGGGTGGCGTCTACCCGGGAGGTGGTTGCACCGTCCTCGGTGTCCGTGGTCGAGCAGACCGCGTGGAGGGTTCCGTCGGTGCCGTTGCGGGTGAGGTCCGCCCGTAGCCAACCCGTGTCGGGTCCGCCGTCGGCGTAGAAGCCCCAGCCTTCCCAGTTCTGCGACGGGATGTCGTCGAACTTGAGCGTGAGGTCCCAATCCCCGCCGACCCACTGCAGCACCTTGACGGCATCGCGGTTGCCGGCAAGCCCCCGCTGGTTGTGCTCCGACGTCGGAGCCTCCAGCTGCAGGGTCGTCCCGGTGGCGGTTTCCGTGCAGTCCCCGGCAGGGTCGACGATCGTCCACCGGCCGTTGATGCTGCCGGTGTTGAACTCGTCGTCCTGCGGGGGGACCTGCGGGCTCGGGCTCAGGTCCGAAGCCGTGGCGGCGATCGGGTTGATCGCCTCCATGATGAGACCGACCGAACCGCCCGCCGGGTCGAACAGTGCCTCACCGACAGCCTGCGCGACCTCGGCGGCGGCGTTGGTCTCCTGCGCCGAGGTGCGGAGCAGGATCGCCGCGGTCTGCCGCTGAACGGACAGAGACGATGTCGCGAGCTTCGCGCCGGTCGGGTCGCTGGAGGTCAAGGCCTGGGTGAAGACACCCAGGGTCGCGTTGCGGGTCGTGGTGCCGGTCGAGGCCAGGTTCTCCCGCAGGGTCATCCCTACCGGTGCCGTCCAGGACGGCTGCTCGCCGTTGACCTGGCTGATCGAGCCGGCCAGCACCAGCAACAGGGCCCGCGATGAGGTCGGGTCACCCGAGCCGATGTCCGCGACCGTTCCCGACGAGGTCTGGGTGGTAACGACCGGGGCGCCGTCGAAGAGAGCCGGGTCGACGGCGATGCACGACGCGGCGATGCGGGCGGAGCCGTCGATGGTGATCGTGACTGCGTCGCCGACGTCGGCCGCTTCGAGCGTCTTGGACCAGGCGTACAAACGCCCACTCGACGTAGACGGGCCAACCGGGAATCCCTCGGCCAGAGCCCACCCGGCCGGTGGGGTGGGGATCTGGTCCGGTGTGATCGTGGCGGCCAGAACGGCGAAGTCGTCTTCGGCGCCGGCGATGTCCACGTCCAGCGTGGCAACGTTGACGCCGGTGGCAGAGGTTGAGTCGACGTACTGAACCCCACCCGTCGAGGGCTGGTCAACGGAGACGGTGGCGTTCTGCGCCGCCGCTGTCGCGGTAGCGGTCTGCGCGTTCGCGGATCCGCCCGCGGCAGGGAGCAGGGCGAGGAGGAAGCCTGCGTTGCTCGACCAGGTCATCGAGCAGGTGAAGTCACCCGTCGACCCGGCCGTTGTTTTCGGCGCGGCGCAGATGTTGACACCGGAGTCGTTGCCGGTGGTGTTCTGCAGCTCGAGGTATTCGGTCAGCGAGACGGGATCCGTGCAGCCCTGCGAGGAGTACGAGCGGTTGTCGAAACACCCGATCGCGCCGACGACGAGTGTGTCCCCGATGCTGGTGGTGATCGCGTCCCCGCCACTGGAGCTCGTGAGCAGGTTCGCGCGCGAGGAGATGGCGTCGATCGGGTTCCCCGTGGAGATGC